AGACTAATGGGTGGCGCTAGACTAATGGGTGGCGCTAGACTAATGGGAGGAAAGCATAGATCTGCTTGTTCGTGTTCCTCTTGTAAATCAAAAATGAGAGGTGGATCTAGTAATAATGTAACCAATGGCGGACTTCCCTATCCAGATGGATTATTGGGTCAAGCATGGACACCAAAAGTTAGTGGATGGCCTGGTGTAGATGGTGTAAGTATGAATCGTAATCATTTAGGGTATAATACATATGCACCATATGATGTATCTAGACAAATGATAGATGTTGGTGCGTCTCCACCATTTTTAGGAGGAACATACCTTGGTGGATCAAGAAGAAGAAGAACAAAAAAGGGTAGTAGTAGAAGAAACAGGAAACAAAAAGGAGGAATATTAAGTAATTTTTTTACGCAAGATTTAATTAATTTAGGAAGACAATTTCAATTTAATTCAGCGAGTTCGTACAATGCAATTCGTGGACATGCGTCTCCTGTGAATCCTATGCCTTGGAAAGATCAAATGACACATAAATCGGTACCACTTCCTTAAACAATATAAATTATATTTTTTCTACTCTTATTTTATATGGCAATTCCAAAAAAATTAAAGGAACTTTGTGCTCCTGCAATGTTGTATTTTGTAATTTCCATGATTGCTTTTGTAATTTCCTTAATCCAAAATTTAGGTTACAATGATAGTTATCATGTAGGAGATTTTTCATGCAGAGTCCCAAGTACCATACTAATTTTTATCGTTAAGTTAATTTATATTCTTTTCTGGACATGGATCCTAAATTTAATATGTAAAGATGGTTACACTGCTATTTCATGGCTTTTAATTTTGTTTCCATTTATTTTATTATTTGTAATGATTGGATTAATTATGTTAAATAAATAAAATGTAAGTAAATAGAATGTAAATAAATAGAATGTAAGTAAATAAAAGGTAACTAAATAAAAGGTAACTAAATAAAAGGTAAAATCTAGATAAAATAACAAATTTATTTTATGTTTATTATATAATAAATATAAAATGAAAATTGAAAATGGATTATCCTATGAAAAAAATGGATGGACGTATATTTCTGTCAAAGGAAAACCGAGAGAAAGAGGTTATGCCTATGGATACCTATGTGCTGACTCTTTTAAAGAAATACAAACCATGTTAAAATTTTTTATTATGGAGTCCTATGGACAAACATGGGAATATTTAATCAAAGAAATTAAAAAAGATTTCAAAGAAATGATCAAAGAAAATTTTGAAGAATTTTATGAAGAAATGGAAGGAATTGCGGAAGGATGTAATAAAAATGGTTGTAAAACCGATGTGGACGAAATTATTGCATGGAATTTTTATTTTTCTATTCCGTCTTGGTATTCATTTAAATCTGATTCACATATTGGAAAAGAAGGAGGTGGTGAAAAAGATAAATGTAGTGCTTTTATGGCCGTCGGCGACTGGACGGAAGATGGAAAAATAGTAGTGGCACATAATTCGTTTGTGGATTACATTGATGGACAATACGCATACATCATATTAGATATAAATCCATCAGAAGGTCATCGTATCATCATGCAAACATTTCCTTGTTGGATTTGGAGTGGAACTGATTTTTTCGTTACATCCAAGGGAATCATTGGAACAGAAACTACCATTGGTGGATTTATGCCTTATGAAATGAAATTTCCAATTTGTTACCGTATACGAAAAGCCATGCAATATGGAAATACATTAGATGATTACGTTGAAATTTTACTAAATGAAAATTCTGGGGATTACGCAAATTCATGGTTGTTCGGAGACACAAATACAAATGAAATTCTAAGAATTGAATTAGGCTTGAAATATCATAATGTTGAAAGAACGAAAAATGGTTTTTTTATCGGATTTAATGCGCCTTATGATGAGAGAATACGCAACTTAGAAGTGCAAAATTCGGGTTTTTATGACGTGCGAAGACATCAGGGAGCAAGACAAGTAAGATTAGATGATTTAATGGATGAATATAAAGGCAAAATCAACATAGATATTGCCAAAAAAATTATTTCTGATCATTATGATGTCTATTTATTAAAAGAAGATAATCCTTGTTCTAGAACAGTTTGTTCACATTATGATTTAGATGCACGTGAATATATGTCCGAAACAGGAAGACCGAAACCGTTTGCTCCGCATGGAGTAGTAGATGGATTTGTATGTGATACAAACTTGGCTAAAAAAATGTCACTTATTTGTCGTTATGGAAATTCATGTGGAATTCCATTTAAAAAAGATATTTTCTTCAAAAAACATAGACAATGGCAAAAATTTGAACCTTATATTAAAGATAGACCAAGCCAACCGTGGACGGAATTTACAATTACGAATAAAGAGAAAACAGACACTAGTAAAACAAAGACAAAATCAAAATTTAAATTAACCAAGAAAAGAAACAAGGAGAAAAAAAACAAAAGTATAAAAAACTTTGAAAAAATGGAAGAAGAGAGAACAAAAGAATAAATCACTACGAATGAACATAAATCCATCCTGTAATAATATATTTATTATCCGAAATAGGCATTTTACCACAATGAGGAAATGTCCAACAAGCAGGAAATAAAAGTAATTTCCCCTTTTCTGGTTTTATTTTATAATTCCCCCAAAATTCAGTTTCACCTCCTTCTTCCACTGTATTCAAATACCATAAATAAGTAACAACTCTATGTTTTGAATTTTTATAATCTATGGAAAAATCGTTATGATAAATATATCTACCTGTATTTTTTTTATAGCGTTGCATCATAAAGGTAGAAATATCAAATTTCTCATAATTTAATATTTTATATTTTTTACTGGATTTTTGACCATGATTTGAATATCCACACAGTTCATCATATTTATTTAATTGAGTATAATATTTTTTCATATTTGTTTTTAATTCTTTTTCTAAAAAATCATACATTTTACTCCATTTTTCATTTTTTTTTGCAATGATAAAATCAGTTGTATCTTTAATATCTTTGTTTAATCCACCATGAGTAATCCCTTCATATTTGCCATCTGTTTCTTCTTCAAATAGTTTTATTAAATCATCACATAATTCATGGGAAATAGAATTTTTATTTAAATAAATAAATGTATCTATTAAACATGCGTCCATAGTTTTATAAATAATAAACAAATATTTAAACTTCTATATAAACGAATAATATAATACTTTTACATATTATATTTTATATTTTATACTTTTATATTAATAATGACTTATTATAAAAGTAAAGGTATTAATGTTGACACACTAGTAAACAATGATCAAGGCAATGACACCAATGGAAGTATAACTGGTTATCAATATTTCCCAATATCACAAGAAGTTCCAGATAGTTATAGTTATATGCGTATACCAGAACCTTTAGGTTATCAAAAAGATGGGGTTGACCTCGCAGAAACGACAACTGCAAATGGAACATCTAATTGTAACGCATATAGTATAACGTATACTAATATTGAAAATACAACAACAAATATCGCTGATTATAATTATATGAGTGGTGTTTTAGTAGGTGGTGGAGGAGGAGGAGGTGGAGGAGGAGGTTCTAATTCTGCAGGTGGTGGTGGTGGTGCTGGTGGTATTGGTGGATTTTATAAGGTTGATATATCAAATTATGAAAATATTAGTGTAACAGTTGGTGCTGGTGGTTTAGGTGGTAAAGGAGGAAGTAATAATAGTGAAGATGGTGTATATTCACTGATAGCAATTAGTGTAAATAGTAACAGTGATTATATAACAGCAAATGGAGGTAGTGGAGGAAGTAGTTATATTAATGGACTTGGTGGTCCTGTAGGTAATCTTGATGTAACTGGTATTTTTATAGAAGCGAATAATACTGATACTTTTAATAGTGGTAATAGCGGTAATGAAGGTACAAACAATGGTGACAGTGGAGGAAATGGTGGTAGTGTAGGAACCTGGAAAAATATACAATTGGCAAATTATACGAATGGAAATGGTGGAAGTGGTGGATGTAGTCAAGCTAATTCACCTAATGGTATTGCAAATGGTGGAGATTCTGGTAATTCATATGGAGGCGGAGGAGGTGCAGGAGGAGGCACAAATGAGGATAATGATAAAGATACTGTTAGACAAGGTGGTTCTGGTGCTAATGGTTACGTCCAAATATGGTTTTATACAGATTAAATATAAAATTTACAAATCTTAAAACCTATAAATTTAAATCAATAAATCCAAATAAGGTATATTTAGCTCCTTTCGTAACAGGAATATTCATGTGTTTTATTTTTCCAGAATATATTAAAGCATCACCTTGTTCCAAATGGGTTGTAATACCATCTTCAAAATATATACCACCTCCTTCAAAATTAGCAGATTGACTTAATGAAATACAAAAACTTAAGAACCCATCATCTTTCGTTAATTTTCCTATATTTTCTACCTTTTTATTATCATGTTGCATTTTATTATCATCTTGTTTTATAATAATAATTTTTAAAATATGAAAATTTGGATTTACATGACTTATACAATACGATTTCATTATTTTTGAGACGATTGTTTCAGTAGAATTTAATATAAACCCCAAAGTAGATTTAATTTTGATAAGATCTAAATACATATATTCATAGTCATCATTTACCCATCCACCATTTATTTTGGCATATGATTCACATTCTTTTATCAACCAATTACATGCATCTGAAGTATAAATATGTTTAAATAGGTGTCTTTGTAAAAAACGATTATATATTTTGATGTCATTTTTCTCATTCAAAATATCATTCATATCAGTAATAATATCTAGTGGTTTATTTCTAAAAGAATCAACTAGTGATTTTTTCTCTCTTTCAAATATAAAAATATCTTTTTCTTTTGTTCCAGTTTCTTTTATTTTTTTTAAAAAAGGTTCTAATAATTTTATTGATTTTGAATAAAATAGCTCTTCAAAAAAAGTAGGATTTAAAAGAAATGCTTCTTTTTTATCTAATATTGGATCGTAATCTTTTTTCTTCTTGTCTTCTGAATGATCTTGATAAAAATCTATCATGGTTTCAACTTTGTCAAGCAAGACATCTTCAAAATCAAAATCAAAATCACAATCACAATCAAAATCACAATCAAAATCACAATCAAAAATATTTATATTATTATTTTTGGTATTCGTAGAATTTATTGAAAGATACACAGGAATATCTTGTGCTACATTTTCACGTTCCCACAATGTAACTTCTAATGATAAATTTATAGAATCAAAATTTTGGTGTTGTGACGGATTGTCGTTATCAACTATTTTCAAATAACTATGATATTTACTAGGGTCAAAGACAATATGATTCCCTTTTTTGGGAAAACAAAACACAATATTTTCTTCATTTTTAAATTCTTTGAATTTATATTGATTATTATCTACATTTGTAATGAATAAAGGATATACTGAATCTGTTAAATAAGTAATGGAATGTAGTAAAGGAAATTTAAATTTGTTTTCACTACTTTTTTTATCTTTGTCATATTTTATTTCCAAATTAATTTCTTCATATTCATCTTCTTCTTCATTATCATATTTATCATCATTTTCATCGTCATCTTTTTTTCTCTCATTCACATTGTTATGTGTTTTCAATGAAAAGGTAATATATGCATTTCCTAATTCATTAAATTTTTTATAATGAAAATTATAAATATCATATAC